ACACAGCCTCCGCGCGCACGATCTCATCTGAACGCTCGGTCCAGAGAAAAATTTTGAAAATCGAATTGACACACTATCCTGATAGTGCCATACTGAGATATGGACACACGAAACGAGCTGACCGAATACCAGAAAGAATTCGTGCGCGCCTACATCGTGCTGGGCGACGCGACCGAAGCCTATCTGGCCTCCTTCCCCACCGAGAACCGGCGTTCCGCGATGGCGAACGCCCACAAGCTCCTGACCAAATCCAAGATCCGAGAAGCCATCAAGGCCGAGACCGACAGCCGTATCACGAGCTTCGCCCCAGCCGCGCTGAAGACCCTCACGGACATTGCGAGCAACCAGACCCACAAGGACGCCTCGGCCAATGCCAAGCACGTCCTGGCCCTTGCAGGCTACCAGCCGCACCAGATCATCGAGGTTCACAAGATCGACACTGCCTCGAAGATCAAGGCCATTACCGCAATGGTCTCCACACTCGCCGGCTTGGGCATGGTGATCGATCTCACTAAGCTGGTCCCGGCCACCCTCATCCCGTCCATAACCTCTGTGGACGATGAGTTCATTGGTGCTTGATCTCTCGGGCCTGCCGGCCGACGTGATCGACAGCCTCTACTCCGGTATTGCGGCGCTGCACGACCTGCGGCGCTTCAACGCCCTCTCCTACTTCCAACCCTACCCCAAGCAGCTCGCCTTCTACCGGGCCGGCGCCACCAAGCCCGAGCGCTGCCTGTCCGCAGGCAACCAGTATGGTAAGACGATCGCTGGCTCGACCGAGGCCGCCTACCACCTGACTGGCCTCTACCCGACCTGGTGGGAGGGCCGCCGCTTCACCAAACCCGTCAAGGCATGGGCTTGCGGGGAAACATCGGAGAAATGTCGTGACAACGTACAAGCCAAGCTCTGTGGAGATCCCGGAATTGCTTCTGGGCCGGAAGCGCCCGGCTGGGGAACTGGTTTCATTCCTCGGTACGCATTACTTAGTCGGACACTCTCCCACGGGATCACTAACGCTTTCGACGGTATTCACGTCCAGCACTACGACGCCAGTGGAACCCCCGACGGTGTATCATCCTGTGGCTTCAAATCTTACGTACAGGGCCGTCAGAAGTTCGCCTCCGACACCCTGGACTTCATCTGGTTCGACGAGGAGCCTCCGATGGATGTCTACTCGGAGGGTCTGGCTCGCATTACGGCTACGGGCGGCATGGTCTACCTCACGTTTACGGCTATGCTCGGCCCTACGGAAGTGGCAAACCGCTTTTACAACGATGACAGCGCCGAAGCCGGCCGAGACCGGGAACTCATCAAGATCGGGTTTGCGGACGCGAAGCATCTTGGGCCTGACGACTACGACAAGCTGGTGGGTCGTTACCCCACCTATCAGCACGCAGCGCGTATTCACGGGGAGATCATGCTCGGTGAAGGGGCGGTCTGGGAGAACATTGACATTGGGATGCTCAAAGTCCCCGCGATGCCCCTCCGTGACATACCTCCTCACTTCCGAAAAATTTGGGGGATTGACTTTGGCATTGGCCACCCGTTCGCCGCGGTCCTCGCGATCCACGACGCTGATACTGACACGATCTGCTTCGTCCATGAAATAAGGCTCAAAGATGCCCTACCTCTCAACCATATCCCCCTCCTCAGATCCGTCGCTCCAACTGTCCCTGTCGCGTGGCCACACGATGGCCAGAACCGTCAGGAGGGAAATGGAGAGGAACTCTTCAAGCACTACCGAGGCACGGCTGCGCAGCCTGGATTGGTCATGCGCCCGGTCCATGCTGCGTATGGCGATGGTTCATACCGGACAGAGGCTGGTGTCACCGACATGCTCACTCGAATGCGGGAAGGTCGTCTACAGGTGGCGGACAATCTGCCCATGTGGGCAGAGGAGTTTAGATCTTATCACCGAAAGAACGGCCTCATCGTAAAGCTCAACGATGACCTGATGAGCGCGAGCCGGATCGCCTGCATGGACATCCGGCACGCCCGAGCTGTCCACCCGCTCAACGACTATACCGCGACTGCCCGTCGTAGGTCCACCGAGCGGGTCGAACTTGACCCCTTTACCAACCGACCGATTGGTGATAGGATGTTCAGATGAGAGTTGACCGACTTCTTCCCGAGCCGCAGCGCAAGGCCATCCGCATGCTGCTGAAGCACGCGCGCGCCGTCGAGGGAGACAGGAATGGTGACGTTCACACGAAGCCCTTCTACATGACCCGCGCGGATTGGCTGGAACTCGCCTACCAGTTCGAGGGCGTGTCCACGTCGTGAAGATTGCCAACTCGCTTTACGCCGCCTATGCGAATGCCAGCGATACGGCGCGCATGGCCTTCTACATGCTGCTGTTCAGTCAGGTCCGCAACCGGCGGGTCAACTTTGAATGGCAATGGGAGGAGGCTGCGGCGCTCGTGTGGCCGGAATATCGGAACAGTTTCGCTTATGGTCGCGTAAACACGCCCGGCATCAAGCTGACGCAGTACCAGCTCGACAGCAAGGCCGCTATCGCCTCGCATCGGTTCGCGGCGATCATGGACAACCTCGTCACGCCGGCCGCGATCATGTGGTCACGGGTTCGCCCAGGCGGAAAGAGCGCGAAACAGCTCTGGAAGCGGCGGCGGGTGCGGGAATACTTCGATGGCGTGACGCAGACCCTGTGGCGCGAGCGTTATCGGCCCGAGGCGAATTTCGCCGGCCAGAACTTCCAAAATTGGCAAGCGCTTGGCGTTTTCGGCAATATGGGGATGATGGTTGAAGAACTCGACACCACAACCGGGTTTCGGCCGGGCATCGCGTACCGCGCGACGCCCCCCGGCGAAATCTACGTTTTGCAGAGCGAACAGGGCCGTGTGAACGGCTTCATTCGCCATTTTCGCCGAGACGCGCAACAGGCGCGCCAACTTTGCAACCGAAAGGACATGGAGTACCCAAAGGTGCTCGCCGCGGCGGAACAGCAGGGCTCGAAGGAGCTTTACAACTTCCTACAGATCGTCATGCCGAATACCGACTATCGGCCGTGGGAATTTGCGACGCCCAAAGGCAAACCCTTCTCGTCGGTCTACATTTCGGTCGAGGGCTACTGCATCATGGGTGAGGGTGGCTACTATGAGCTGCCGCTGTCCTACAGCCGCTATATGCAGGCGCCGGACGAGGATTACGGCCGCGGGCCGGCTCAGATGGTGCTCCCGGCGCTGAAGACCAGCAACTCGATGAAGCGGGTTTACATGACCCAGGGCCACTTGGCGGGCGATCCGGCCTACCTGCTGCCCGAAGACGGCACGTTCGATTTTAAGACCCATTCGGGCGCCTTCAACTATGGCGGAATGAGCGAAGAGGGCAAGGTGCTTGTGGGCATTTTGCCGACTGGCCAGATCCAATACACCGAGGACATGCTGAAGAATGAAGGGGCGTACATCGATAGTGCTTTCCTGGTTGATCTGTTCTCGATCACCTGGGAAGCTCGCGATACGCAGAAGTCAGCCCGACAGATCATTGAGGAAGCAACTGAGAAGGGTATCTTCCTGGCGCCGGGCGTGGGTCGGCAAAATACTGAGTATGTTGGCCCAATGCACACTCGCGAATTGGCTATTCTGGCCCGGCTTGGTCTGCTGCCCCCTTTGCCTCCCGAGCTTGCCGAGGCCAAGGGAGAGTGGGATCACACGATGGTCCCGTGCTCGCCTCTTGCACGCGCGATGCGCGGTGCGGAGCGAGCTGGGTACATGCAGACAGTGGAGATGGCAACTAACATCGCGAACGCCGGCCACCCCGAGGTTTGGGATTATCTGTCGGGTGGCTTTGCGCGGGCTATCCCTGCGCTGGCTGAAGATGCGAACGTGCCCGAAGACTGGATGCCAACGTCTCAGGAGATCCTAGCGGCACAGAAGGGCCGTCAGCAGGCGGCAGCGCAGGATGCGCAGGTCAAGTCTCTCCCCGGCCAGGCGGCCATTATGAAAGCGAAGGCGATCAGTGACAAAGCTCAAGCGGGACAAAATATTGGCGGAACTCTTAGCGGAACACCTCCTGGCCAGACACCGAGCGGTTTTGGCAGCAATCCTGGACAACCTGGCCAGCCTGGAGCAGCGCCTGGACAACCTGGAACACCTGGCCAGCCAGCCGGAGGGCCGCAAGGATGATTGAGGGCATGAAGCTCATCATCGGCACGCCGAGCGGAGAGAGCATCAACGCTCTCACGATGGGGTGCATGGACAAGCTCAAGATCCGGCATAAGCCATTCATTTGCAACGCGATCGGCACCTACGTCGAGCGCAATCAGAACCTGATCGTCGAGGAAGGGCTCTCGCACCCCTCGATCGAGTGGTTCATGTTCATCGATAGCGACATGCTGTTCCCCGAGACGATCGTGGACACGCTGGCCGCACACAAGCGCGATATCGTCGGTTGCACCTACCGGACGCGGCAGCCGCCGCACAACTTCACCTCGGTCGGGTTTGATGGCGTGTTCTCGACCGGCAAGGAGACCGGAGTGCGCGAGGTGCTCCAGGTGCCGAGTGGCATGATGCTGGTGCGCCGAAAGGTGTTCGAACACTCCCCGTTCCCGTGGTTTTCCAACACTTACGGAACCAACAACCGGGAATTTGTCGGCAACGACGTGAACTTCTGTCGGCAGTCGCGGGTCATGGGCTTCAAGATTTTTTGCGATTTTTTCACCTCGCGCTCGATCAGCCACTTCGGCGGATGCGCGATCGCCTGGGGAGGCCCACAATGACCGAACGGGCATACCAACGCGCGCCGACTGTGGAGAAGGCGCTCACCGTGACCACAGACACGGTTGCCGGCCGCCCCGTGTCCACGACCTTCCGATACTTCGCCGATCGCGCCCTTGTGTGCGAGCTGAAGCTACCCTGCGACATCAACGGTCAGATCAGTCCCGATGGGGTTGTCATGCTGATCGCTTACCTCACCCGCCTCGTCGGCGGCTATGGAGACACAAAATGACGTTGAAAGACGAAGACTTCATTGGCGTGCTGAATGGCGGCGAGAACGCCGACATGGTGCGTGCGACCGTCGTGCGCGACGGGAAGAAGGCCGAACGGGCGATCGAGCCCGCGCGCCAGGCTGCGCTCAAGGCGTGGGACGCGTGGCGGAACTTCGACGTGTTCAAGGTCCGTGATGCGCGCACGGGCGATATGAAGACCGTGTTCCAGCCGAGCCACCCGGCGAAACAGAACACCGGCGTCGTCTATGAGCAGGGCCGCGATGAACACGGCAACCTGGTCATGACCGAGGTGTTGAAGACGAACCTGTCGGGCAACGACGAGAGTTACCCGGAGCTGGTCAAGTTGCGCGAGATCGCGGAAGAGGCCGACCGTCACGTGCTCGACCTACAGGACGCGATTGACATTATGAGGGCAATGGCGCCAATGACGATCAATCGGGCGCGGAGATAAGCGATGGCCGAGGAATTTACGGGGACGGGAACCGATGGCGGGACCACGACACCTACCGTTGTCGATGGCAACCCCTGGCACCACGATCTCGACGCCGACACAAAAGGCTGGATCGCCACCAAGGGCTACGACAAGCTCGACGCCAAGGCCGCCGTCACGCAAGCCGTCGCGGCCTACCGCGGCGTTGAGAAGCTGGTGGGCGGCGACCCGGCGTCGCTTCTGCGGCAGCCGCGCCCCGACGCTACGCCGGCCGAGATCAACGCCTTCTGGCAGCGGCTAGGCGCCCCGGACAAGCCGGAGGGCTACGACTTCAGCGGCATCAAGCACGCTGACGGCGCCGCCCTCGACCCGGATTTCGTCGAGTTCCTGCGCAAGACTGCGACAGAGCAGCATCTGCCGAAGGACGCCGCGATCGCGCTGGCCAAGAGTTTTGCCAACATGGCCGACACTGCCGAGGCAGATGAGAAAGCTCAGGCGGTTCGTGATCTCGCTGCGGCAAAGGCCACGCTGGCGACGAGCTGGGGTGGTGCCGATAGTCCGCAGTTCAAGACCAACATGGCGGTTGCGCAGCGCGCGGCTCTCGCCTCTGGCGTTACACAGGAAGAGTTGAACGCCGTCGAAAGTATGGTAGGATACCCGAAGATCATGCAGGCGTTTCTAAAGCTCGGCATCGGCACGGGAGAACACAAGGCGCTCACCGGCGGCGGGGGAACCAACCTGAACGCCGATGGCACGCCGACCCCGATGACGGTCGAAGAAGCCGCGTCGCGGCGCACGTCGTTGATGAATGACAAGGAGTGGGGCAAGCGCTGGGCGGCCGGCGGGATCAAGGAAGCGAACGAAATGAATGACGTACTGTCCGTGCTTGTAGCCGGCGGCCGTCTGCGATAACCCAGGAGAAATACATGCGTAATTTCAAACAGATTGCTTTTGCCGCCGTTGCGGCTCTCGGCCTGATGACCGGCGGCGCTTTTGCCGCTTCGACCTCTTTCTCGATCGTGTTCTCGGAACCCCCGAGCACCAGCGTCAGTTGTACCCCGGTCAGTGGGCTTGTCGTTCCGGTCGCGGCCGGCACTGAGGTTGCGACCTGCACGGTTGCTCCGACCACCTGGACCGGTTCACTCGGTTTGAGCGGCACTGGCGCCGCGGCCTTCGTGGTCGGCGGGATCGCGCCGAACTTCACGGTCAATGTGGGATCGACCGCGTATAACACGGTCGGTACGGTCAACCTCACCGCAACCTCAACGCCCTGATGCGTCGGTTTGTAGCCGCGCTGCTTAGCGCGACGATGTTTTCGGGGGCGGCTTTTGCCGCTTCCGAGACATTCCCTGTCAGCTTCTCAGCTCCGGCCGGCGTCGCCAATTCGATGACCGTCAGCAGCCCGAATGGCGTGGCGATCACCAACTATCCACTCCAGTTCGGACGGCCGTTCATAGTCGGGGCGATCCCGCACACGCCGACGATCCTCATCAACGGCACCGCGGTCGCCAGCCAGGCGGACGTGAAAGAACGTTACCCGGACGGTAGCGTGAAGATGGCAGTCATGGCCGTGGTCATCCCGACCATCCCGGCCACCGGCTCGGACACGCTGACCTTCGCCGACACGACCACGCCGAACAACACCCCGCTGACCGTCGCACAGATGCAGGCACCCGCCTACAACTTCGATGCGCATGAGAACCTGGTAATCCCGCCACGTATCGCCGGCAAGCCAACCGCGATGAATACC